GCGGGGCCTTGCATGCCGCCGATCCCCTCGGTCAGTGCCGGGATGTTGCCGCCCGCCATTGGCTGCGCCATAGCCCCGAGTCCCTGACTCATCAGGGGGGAGTTCAGGTTGGCAGGGGGCAAGGCAGCGCCCGACAGCGGCATGGTGTTCATGGCGGTGGTCGGCAGTTGTGAGGCTGCTTCCATCCCCGCTGCGCCGATCCCCTGAGTCGCGCCTTGGGCTGCGGCTTCGCCGATCTGCATGCCACCAGCAAGATTACCGCCAAGCCCACCCATCGCAGCGGCCATCAGGATCGCTTCAGCGCCACCCCCATCAGCAGCAGCGCCAGCGCCCGACCCAGCGGCAGCGCCCCACGCGGTGCCCACTCCCGGGATGATCGACCCGGCCAAGCCGCCGAGTACCCCACCGATAAGCGATCCCCACTTCATAGTTCACCTATACGATCTTGACCGTACCTGAGTCATTCCAGAGATCCCCGGTTCGGAGTCCTGTGGCCGCTGTAGGTAGGTTAGTGATGTTGATACGCTGTACCTGAACAGCCTGCGGTGTAGATTGCTTCTGGATGTACAGGTTCAATTGGTGTATCACAGACGCCCAATACTTGGGGTCATATGATGTCGGCACTGGCCCAAAGACTACGTTCATACTTTCCTACCGTCCGGCCTGCCGTCAATGCGAGGGATACCCAACCGCCACTGGACTCCAGTGCCACTACTCGACACTTTAATCTTGGCCTGTCGCCCGCGCAAGCGGATATGAAGCTGGTTTGTAAACTCGTCTACAGTAGCTGAAGCCGTTCGAGTAGTAGTCTGCTGGTCATCAGTAGTGTAATTGGTTCCCGGTTCAGTCCGCGCCCGTATATCAAACACGACCGAAGCACCAGTAATTGTCGATTCGTTAAAATCCACATCGGGGATCACCTTCTGAATCAACACGTACTTGTCGCCATTCTCTAGGTCGAAGTCGGCGCTTTCGATGTAGCTCTCAATAGCTACTGGTGACCCGGTCTCATAGTCGTCGATCCCAGATTCTTGGTAGACAAGATTTCCTGAAGTAGTAGCGGCAATAGGGTACCGACGCAGAGGAGAATCCAGCCATGCTGTACGACCCATAGTACCGTAATACCAAGTTCCATTGCCATAGTTGTATACGACATATCGATCGTTCAACTCGGAGCCGGCCGATGGATAGTGCCACCAGACTTCGTTATGTCTACGATTAACTCCCGCGTAGACCTGCTCGCGTTGACCGTAGTTGAAGTTTGAGAACACGTAGTCCAGCACGGGGCATGGGAGGACTTCGGTCCCACCACGATACATGTGGAACCGGTTCTCGCTCATCCAATAAACAACGTTATTGGAGATCACCGCTGAATTGGGGGAGATGCACGACACCCCGAACGCAATGGGCGAGAAGGAATAGACGTACTCCCCCGCCACGAACTGCATGGAATACAGCGCAGCATCCGTCCAGATCAGGATCTGTCGATCCGACTTCAGCGCTGTGATGATCTTGGTACCCGCGTCCAGGCGGTACCCGCCCGAGGTGTTCGACGCGCTTGGGTTCCACTCGGCTGCATCTTCCTGATCAGACCACCGGACGAACAGCGCGTCCTGTGTTGACGATCCGATGGGATTGGTGCCGAACGCGATCACATGCCGCTCATCGCCCACCATCACCCACGTCGCCACCGTCGGCACCTGCGAAGCGCCAGCCAGCGTAGTCAGTTCAACCGCGCGGGTGCCCGTGCCAGTCCCGGCGTCCCAGTAATAGATCGACCCGTTGTAGACATTGAAGACGAGGTCTTCACCGAAGTTGTCCTGCGACCACAGGCGCAACGTGTTGCGCAGAGTACGTGCAGTCGCCTCGCCCCAACCACTTTCGCCCCAACTACCTACCCCCCACCCAGTCCCACTGACCCCGTAATCGTTACCCGGAGTAATAAGATAGTCAAAAGTAACAGTACCACCACCGGAAGTAGTTGAAGAAGCATTTGATGTATGAGTAATAGTATAGCTATCAGCAGTTGGAACAGTGGCGACTTCATATTCCCCGCTAACAGTAATGCCGCCCACAGCAGCAGCGCCAGATACAACCACCAGATCCCCGACTGATGCGCCATGGGCTACGTCGGATATTGTGACGGTAGGGGACCCACTAGACACTGAAATGGGGTTGAGTATCGACGCAGTAGATCGCAGTGGGGTGATGTCGTATAGTGTTCCATCATCCTCAACGTAATATTTTTTGGTTGTCCCGACTGCCAGATAGTTAACCCCAGCCAGAGTGACCCACGAATGAAGGGCGCGAGCATAACCATTGAGGGTACTCCCATTGAACTTGACCCAGCCACCGATCTTCTGGGGAGTCTCATAGAAGAAGCGTACCTTGTTACAGTCGTACCACCCCCCTTCACGCGCATAGCGCGTGTTGGAGCGGTCAATCCCGGGGCGGAATTTTAGTTGCTGGAACATAGGGTTTCTTCTGTATCTTGCTCAGTATTCGGTCTACCTTGTTGCCGTCACGTATGTCCTGCGCCGATCTAAGTATCCAGTCAAAGACATTTTCATCTGTCTCTAACCACGGGTAGTTGGGGCGGCGCTTGGCTTTCACTCGGGTTTCTCGGGCCAGACAGGGGCGGTCAGATCGTCCGTGTTGATGGGGAGGTCCCGCAGTCGCTGCCGGTAGGCGCTCCACTTAGCAAGTGTAGCTGGATCCACCGGGACATCTTTGAAAAACATCCAGTCACACTCGCTCAACCGTCGATTACGTTCTGCTCGAAGCTCGGCCAAGGCAGCATCCATCCGGGCCTGGATGGTGTCCGGGTTCATCGGACGGATCTCCCAGGTCTGCAGCCATCCTGCGCCCACCCGCGTGGGGGCCACTTCCACCGCCATGGTGTTGGGTGGCATCGGGGGAACCGGCGAAGGCGTCACCACCCGCACGTTCTTGGGCAGATCATCCAGCGACGGGTTCAGCGGAAAGCTGGTGTTCGGGAATTCCTGGCGCAGATAAACCGGGTATCGCACCGTACCGTCTGGGTCTTCAATCAGATACATGGTTACATCCCATAGTATGTCTCGGTGGTGGACACAGACGAATACGTATGTCCTGCCGATGCAATGCTGCTGCTAGCTCCAGTTGTCACGGTCTGCGATCCGGCCGGAATTGTTGGTGCACTGGACGTGTACGTCGGATTCGCCAATGCGGTGTAGACAAGCGACCCGTACGTACCCGCCGCAGGGGCTGCGCCGATCTCAGAGTTAACAACGTACACGTCACTGCTGACCGTTGTTACATGCCCGAACGAATCTTGCCATTGTGCTCCAACATGGAACAACACTGATGCGTTTACTTCAGTCGCCCACTCCACAGCATTAGACGTGTTGACTTTGAACAGTGTATGCTTTGTAGACTGGTACGTGATTACATAGACATTGCCGGGGATATCCACCATAGCTCTTGCCACAGTGCCCGACGTGTAGTATCCCGATGACACCGTACCGCCTGTCGTCATCTTGATGACGTAACACCGGCTGTTCGTCGTATCCAGCGCGCCTATTACTAGAGCATTACTGGAGTCTAGATCGATGGATTTCATGTCCAGCACGGGTGTAGCAGCGGCGAAGTCTCGCTGCCATACCTCAGCGCCCGACGAATCCAGCTTGACCAACACTCCGGCGGAGTTATACACGTACGAGTTGCCACTGCTATCTGTTATACCAAGCGGAACTCCATTGGTCCCAGATAAATCAGTACTCCACTGAACGGTTCCAGAGGAATTGAGCTTGTATACGCGCATACTAGAACTGCCGCCAGTAGTAAGATATACATTACCACTGCTATCAATTCCCAGTACGTACATCCGCGATGATGTGATATTCCCCTCATAGAAATCCCACTGCAGCGCCCCGGCTGAGTTGAACTTAGCGATGTACCCACGCGAAATCGAGGCGTACGTACCCGCCACATAGATGTTGTTGCTGCTATCAGTGCGAACAGATTGGACGGTACCGTCCCGGTTCGCTTCTTGAGTGAACACCGCTGTACCGTACTTGTTGTACTTAAATACGGATAGCTTGTTGGTAGTATTGTTGACGCGAGAAGCAAAGATGTAGCTGCCTGCCGTGTCAATGGCGATAGCCGGACTGCCGGAGAAGCCCGAGCCCAGACCCACCCGACGGGTGAAGTCAGGAGCCGTGGAGCTACCCATCCCAGCGAACAACATTACCGGCTATCCCTCTGCGACATCATGCCGCGCCACGTGGTACCTGCATCGTCGGTGATGAACACCAGCACGTCGGTACCGGAAGCCGTCAGCGTGGGGGCCGTGCCACTGGGCCACTTGGTGCCGCTCATCCATGTTTGAGCGTATGCACCACCATTAGTAAGCTCCAGGACAAACATATATACTCCAGTTGGAACTGAAGTGATAGCCCATGTAGTGACGCCGCCAGCCGTCGCTTCAACATAGTTAGTTGTAGTAGCATCATAGGAACGAGTACCTGAGCCTGATCCCGATGCCGTCTTAGACATCGAATAATTACCGTTAATAACCAGATTATTAGCAGTAGTACCCGACGAATTAAATAATGCCCGCTGGGTACCCCCAGTAGTAATCGCGAAATTGTCTGCCGACGGAAAGTACCCACCGGTATTACTATCACCCGTAGTAGTGATGCTGGGTGCACTAACTGAACCTGCCCCGAATGTGCCCGAGGTTGCTACATACAGCGAAATGAAGTCGGTTCCGACGAACGCCACCGCACCGGTTGCACCGGCCGCGACGTTGACCCCGGTGGTAGCCGGAGCCTTGATGGTGACCGTGCTGTCGCTGGCGTTGCGCACCCAGTAGATCTTCTCCTGAGCAGGAGCGGTGATCACGCGGGTGGTGCCCGGGGATCCGGTGACGTTGAGCAGAGCGTGCCGTGCTTCGTCGGTGGAACCGTTAGCCGTAGACAGCGTCACATCACCTGCAGTCACACTGATATCCACAGCGCCAGCGATGGCCTGCTCGATCAACGTACCCAGATTCGTGTTGACGATCTGACCCCACGTGCCGGTCTTCTCACCGTCAGCGGGGAGTTCCAGCCGCAGGCTGGTCGAATAACTACTGGCCATTCATGCCTCCCGTCAATCCAGCAACGCGAGGCTGGCCGCTGCGGAACGAATCCCGCATGTCGAGTCCTTCGCCCATCCGTCGCAGTTGGGCAAGGGCTTCCAGATACTTGCTATCGTATAGCGCGATGATATCCGGCTCACCCTTCATATATACTGCGGCTTCTCTCAGCGATCCGTAGAGAAGTACTTGTTCATAATTGTCGCCCACCCACGTCGTATCCGCTGTGACAATGCTTTCAGGATAGTAATAGTAGTCGTACTGAATTTCACTACCACTGGACGGAGTAGGCCCCAAGATGATTTCAGTTGATCTGATAATGGCATAGTATTGCGGGCTCCCAGTGACGCTACTATCCGGAAAGGCTTCTAGAATGAAGTCCGGATCTTTTTGAATGAGGTACGAATACGAGTAGCCAGTGCCCGTATCAACGCGGATGGCTGCGGAGAACATAGCCAGGAAATCATCCGGTAGGGGGAACCGATTATCAGAAGCCACCAGCGAAGCATAGACACGCTTCCTTAGCTCAGGGATGTAGCATGAGTTATAGATGCGGCGCTCAGCCTGCTTGATGAACGTAGGGATCTTCGCTACGAACGAAGTCTCTAGGTTCTCTGAGTATTTTTGGATGTTGTCGGTCAGTTCAGCGTAGTCCATCATGGCTCCATGGGTCGTGGGTCATGGAGCGGATGCGGGTCCGTAGGCTTCAGTTCATTCACGAAGTTCTGCGGATGGTCCCCATCCCAGCAGTCGGGGCACACCTTCCCGCCTGTCTTCTTGCGATTGACAGTCTCGTACTTAAGCTGCGACAGCTTGTACTTAAATCCGCACCTATCGCAGATCCCGGGGTGTTTGTCTGGGTTAGCGTAGGGCATGTCAGTACATCATCGGCATGATGGTAAAGGAAGCGCGTTCGCGATCTTCCTCCGTAGCATTACGCCATTCTTTCTCGTACATAGCTTCGAGGGTAGGAATACGTTCGAATGCTTCTGGCACCTTCTGTGCCAGATAGTAGGCTAGCCCAGCGACGAACGCTGGGAGGAAGCGAGTGGGAACATCCAAGTTGAGTGAACCGGTAGCCCCGGCGTCTTCGATCCGACGCAGTCGCCAGTACACAAAGGTGCCCGGTGTGGACCCTGTTGGCACTTGCCAGAATGTAACCGTGGGAGTTGCAACACGAGCCACGTAGACAGCGGTCGGTACCCCGGTTTGAGTCTTACTGGGAACAGCCGAATAGTCTGATATCGATAGTCGTCTAAGGACGCGGTCGGAACCTGAATCGGGCCGAAATACCGTCTCAATAACATCGACTGTATCGGCTGGGAGGTCGTACGTAGCTGTGCCAGAAACAAGGGGGATGGTTCCTGAGTCAATTGTCCAGAGATTTAAACCTCGATTTTGCCAATCGAGCATCATCAGGTCAATACTACGCCTTGCGGTCCGGTATTGATACCCCCCGCGTACTTCAATCCCTACTCGTTCGTAGGCTTCTTCAATTGCTTCTACGATGTTAAGGGTAAATGTGGTGGTACCGGACGTTGCCATGAATCTTATTTCCCTATCGTTTCATGCCACCACAAAACGATTTTAGTAATCATTGCGCCAAACGCTGTGAAAAACCCCCCAACTGCGATAATGACTTTCCATCCACCTTGGGTTTTCATCAGCATGTCGTGCATGTTATCGACCTTAACGGCCATAATCTCAACACGCTTGCCGATATGCTGTACTCGTTCGTCCAACTTGCCGTACTCGACGGGGTCGATCTGCCTATTGCCTGTATTCATGGCTTAGATTTCCAGTTGTCAACAGCCTTAGCCAGCACCATCGATCCGGACCATGTAAGCAAATAGGCTGTATACAGCCATTCGGTCAGTTTCCCCTCAACGGTGACATGCATAATCACCCAGGTAGAGATCGCTAGTGCTACCAATGCACCGAGTCGAGCAATAGACTCTTTGCCTTGTTCATCCTTCAGGCTATTCGCCCAGTCGAAGTCATTACGTCGTTGGGCACGGACAGCCACGTACACCGCTAACACCAGCATGATAGCCAGCGTTAGGTTGACGGGCTTTGTCCACTGTGCCCAATCGATGTTCATGCACCGCGTGCCTTCCCATATCCACGGCGCACCATGCCGCCTGCCTTCATCGCCGTCACGCCACCTGCATTGCCCTCGGGCAGCTTCTTGCGGGTGGTCAGACCCAGCCGCTCACCCAGAGATTCTTCCTGCCCACGGGACTCCCGCTGGCGCTCCGACGCCTCTTCACGCTTGGCAGCACCTTTGGCTTCCGACGCCTTGGTGCGGGCGTTGTACGCCGTCTCACCCATCGATCCCGCCTTCACCTTCGAGGCAGTGACCTTGTCGTTGCTGTCGTCGGACTTCGAAGGCTTGTCGGACGCCAGATCGGTGGTGTACTTCTTGCCGTTCCATTCGAACGTCTTGCCGCCACCAGCCCGAGCTTCACGGAATGCTTCCTTGAAGGTAGCCATATCAGCACCCCTTCTTGGCGACCTTGCCACCAGCCTTCATGCCGCCGGGGCGCTTGTTGGCCATCTTCATACCCCGGATGTTCTTCGGTGCCTTGGCGGCCCCAAAGGGGTTGGCTTTGGCGAAGGGGTTTGTGCCCCCCTTGGGCTTGACAGTCGGCTTCATGCGACCCCCGCTTGTAAGTAGTTCACTTCAAGATTGCCGCCGGACAGCGCGGACACGTTGATCCGGATAGCCTCGACAGGCACGACGTACGTGACCTCTGCTGAAGCGGTCTTGGCGGACCCGTTGGTGAACCATCGGGGCGTTGCAGCCCCTAGGTTGTAGCAATGTTCCAGGGTGTACGACGTTGTACCAGCGGTCAGGGTCACTGACACGTTGATATTAATCGTCTGGATATCGCGGTTAGCGATCCAAGTCGCCGCCGTACCCGTAGTCGTGAGGGTGAACAAAGAGGGTTTCATAGTCCCCCCTCATTACGCTGCGCTAGGATATTGCGATCCGTCAGCCGCACGTTGGATGTACTCAGCCGTGACGATGATAGTGCCAGCGGTCGGATCACCCGTGGTTGCCGTGAACGTGCCGTACACCGTCACATCGGAAGTGCCGATGTTGTTGCACTCGGCCGGGACCATGGCAGCGTCGATGGTGGCTTGCACCGTGGGGATGGCGGTCAGCGCCAGCGCAGCGGAGCCCATGTACAGCGCAGCGGAACCCGCCGTACCAAAGGTAGCGGCAACTGCACTGACGCTGCCGCCCGAGATGGCGACAGTCTTTTCAACACGGAAGCGCAGGATCTTCGCGCCAGCGGGCAGGGTGAACAGGGCTTGGGCCACGGCACCGGTCGTCTTAGCGACGGTGGCAGCAACGGTGGCCGATTGGGTCAGAAGCAGGTTGCCGGTATTGCGGCTTGCGCCCTCTTTTACCGTACCGACGCGCACCGGACCTTGATGGGTGGTGAATGGCATAACTTGTTACTCCTGTCAGGGAGAATTCACCTTGCTGTCTCTGACACGTCCGGCAGGCTAACGGTCAGCAAGATTGTATGGAGCCTGATTCCTACACTGTACAGGGGAAGTGCTGGCCCCACAAGGGGGGCGCATCGTCACGCGTAGCGGAAGGACCAGCCCTGATGCAACCCTTTTGCTACTGGGTTTCCCGACTGCAGCGCACGGTTCACGGTAGGGGGCTTGAGTCCTGTGGCTTCACGTAGGGCTGTGATGCTGGGGTATGCCGTCACTTCGCCCGTGGGGGAGACGGCCTCGATGCGGCGGCTCATCTTGGCCTTGGCTTCTTCGGTGTGGGTCTTGCCCTGGAAGTGGCTGTAGTTGCCTGCGGCGGCTGATGCACGGATCTTCGCCATACCCTCTGCGGAGATCGTCCGGGGGGCCTTGGGCACGCCACGCTGTGTGTCGCCGATCTTCGCCCGCACTTCGTCACTGAGCGTCTGGCCGTAACGGTAGTGGTTGGCACCGGCCATTTTGCCCGTGCGTGATTCGCTGATACGAGCCTTGGTCTCTTCGGTGTGGTGCTTGCCGTAGCGGGGGTGGTTTTCGGGGGCTTTGGCGTAGTATTCCTTCAATGCGATAGATATCTGCTCTTTAGTATATGGTGTACGGGCGACTCCGAAATTCGGGTGCTGTTCTTTAGGCGCACCGCGCCATGGAGAATCTGCCGTATACCCGGTGTTGTAGCAGTGCGGCTTTCCTACATGCTTAGCTAGGAGCGCGTTTTCCGCTTTGTTTAAGTTGTCCATACTATCCACTACCATTATGACTTCAAATTTGAAGCATTCTTCTCCGTAGTGGTTCCACTCGCTTTGCAATTTGCTACAGTGGTGGTTGCCGTTGCGTAGCTTGATACGATGTGTGCGAAAGCGTTCTTTCGGGTTTGATGTCCCGCCAATGTAGAAATCATCGTTGACGACGTTACGGATTTGGTAGACAGCGTGCTGTTTCATAGGGATCTCCGGTACTTAACTAGGAGATCGTAATGTACCCGCCGTGTGGTGTGGAAGTCAAGAAAAAGAAAGAGCCGCCCGGAGGCGGCTCGCAAAGCCTTGATTTATAAGGCTTTTTATCAGGTTGACCCGCTAGTTCCCCAAATGCCCAAATGGTCAGACCAGCCAAAGCTATAACGCTCTCTCGCCTTATACCTCATCACGCCGGTCTCGAACTCGCCTTCCATGGCGGTCTTCATCGGCACGCGCTGGAACATCTTCAGACCGTTGGGGATATCGGTCTTGATGAACCATGCATTGGTATCGGTAAGCCAGTGATTGACCGAGAACCCACCCGGCAGAGCCGAGCTATTCACGATAGCATTCACGTCGTTATCCGCAGTACCCACGCGCTGCTCCGACTTCAGCAGGCGAACCGCCACAAACTGCAGGGCGGTGGGGATGATCAGCTTCATGCCGCGAGCGGCAATCAGCAGGCCCCGTTCGTCCGTCCAGGCGGCGATGCGGATCAGCGCATCTTCCAGCGAGGTCTCGTTCAGGTCAGCATTGGTGGACAGCGAGTTGCTGTTGGTACCACCACCGACCAGCGGGTGGTCCGTCGCGCACAGTTTCTTGCCGTCGCCACCAAGATAGCTGGTCGAGAAGGCGTTGTTCAGGACCGACGCCGCTTTGACTTGCTTGGTATACGCCATCGCACGTGCAAGTGCTTTGGTGTAGCGAGCCGACAGCGAGTCGTACAGGTTATCCTCGATAGCTTCATCGGTGATCTTGAAGCCAAGCGCAATGGTTTCGTGGGTATACCGCGAAACGTATGCTTCCTGACCACTGTCGTAATCGATGGCAGCGCCCTCGGTCTTGACACCTGCAGCACCGAAACCAGAGATCTTCAGTTCTTCCTCGAAGCTACGATCCGAGGTCTCGACATCGAAGATCTCTTTGTGCTCTTCGGGATAACGTTTGTACTCCAGACCAAACAGCCCGTTAAGCCCAGGCAGCAGTTCTTTAAGGAGTTGGGAACGGTTCATGACACTCATGTTCTACTCCTTATTTACCGGTGGGCAGGCGATGCAGGTGCACGGCCGGATTGATGATCACATGCGCCGTGGGGTACGAAGACGTGGGGTCCACCACATCAACGATGCGCACAGCCAGTGACGACGTACCCGCAGCCGAAGCAGCGGTCAGGTTGACCGTCGAGCGACCCGTGGCGCTGTTCACCGTGAAGCTGCCCAGCGGTGCGTTCAGCCCGATGGTGGCGCTGGTGAGCGCGCCGTCAGCCTGGACCTTATAGATCACGTCCGGGTTGTCGATGACCTTGACCCAGATATTGGTATATCCAGCCGTGGTCGCACTGCCAGGGAGATATTGGCCGTGCAGTTCCTGCGCGCCAGCGGCGGCAGGGGTGGTGTAGCGAACCCCGACCACGACACCGATGGGCAGACTCGATGCGGTAGCGGGCGTGGGAGTGACGGCGATCTTCGTGGCGGCCCCCGAAGTCAGGGTGACCAAGTCACCCGCGCCGATAGCAGCGGTATCCGCCGGAACCCGGTACTCCCGGATAGTGCCAATCGGGTCACCAGTCAGCGTTTTGACCGGCGTAAGACCATTGTATGCTGCAGAAGCAGGCATGTTACCTCCTATAGTCTAACAAACCGGTCCGTATCTCTACTCGCCGGATCCAAACGAGACCTTAGACTTACGCTCGATGATGAGCGGCATCCGTGAGTCTTGTTCCTTCATCAGTGACGAATCGATAGAACTCATCGCCTTCTGATTCAATTCTTGGTAGTACTTAGCCCGGGCTTCCAACCGCTCTTTCGGAATACGGCACAGGATCAGACCACCAATCTCAATCACATCTTCGTTGCGCGCTGTACCCAGCATCATCTGGTATTCCGGATAGTCAGCCATCTTGCAGGGCTCCCATCCTTCACGCCGCTGACGCCACACATTCTGGTCATCCGCAGCATTCAGCATGCTCATACGCACCCACCGGTGTTTCCATCCCGGCCGTTCATCCGGCTCAGGCAGGTTGCTGGGCGGCACGTAGGTGTACGTGGTGTCACGCGCTTGATCTACCCGAGTATCTTGTGCCCGCGTCTCGTACTCACGCGATTGGGGGGCAACGGGTCGGAACGCACTTGTAGCCATGATCATTTCTCGTTGTTGATTGCTTGGAATTGCCGAGCGTACTCAGCCAGCGGCACACCCAGCTTGCGGGCGATCTCGGCTTGAGACTTCGTGAGGGTGATCTTCCCAGTCTTAGTGGGGGCACCGCGCCCAGCGGGCGCAACACGAGAGTGGTTCTTGGTGGCGGTCTGCTGTGCCTGACGTTCAGGCCAGTTGTAGGTGGGGAAGACCTCACGAACCCGCTTGTCGATGGCACGGTAGTACGCATCGGGGTTCTCGCGGGGATCGACACCCTCCGCGACGAGTCGTTCATGGGTGGAGAACGCAATCGCGGTCATCTCACCCTCGACCCCATCTTTGCCGCCGAACCACTTGTTTCGGCTCATCCAAGCGCGGGTACTTGCGTCCGGCTCAGGTACAGGCTGTGGCCTGTTTGCTCCCGGCTGTTGCACGGGATGCTCACTTTGTACCACAGGCTGCTGTGGTTGTACAGACATTTTTTCAAGCGCATCGATACTGCGCGTGAAATGATCCACTTGGATGCGTGAATCAGTCATCTTCTCCTGCAGATCGGCGACCTCATCCCACCCGAGATTCAGTTCACCAGCACGCGACAGCTTAGCTTTCGCTTCTGCATAGGCGGTACGTGCCGTGTCCAGCTTAGTCTGCAGGGTGCGGAAGGCCCCCGTGGTCTGGGAGACGTTGTGCTGGTTCTGCTGGAGTTGCCCCTGGATGTTGCGGGCGTACTCGATGGCAGCATCCTTCTCGCGCTGCGCAGCCTCGGCCCTACGTCGTTCATCATGGTAGGCGTGGCGAAGGTCGTTGATCCGCTTCTGGACTTTCTCGTTGTACCCAGACAGTTCGTCATCGTCGGGCTCAGGGTTCTTGACGGCGGAGACGCCCCTATCTTGCTCGGGGGTGTCGTCAACGACTTCTACTTCGATGCCAGTGTCATCATCGGTAGATGTAACAAGCTCGTCTTTAGGGAGCCCGTCATCACCAATGCCACTATCAAATTCATCTTGCGTGTTATCGGTAGGCATGATACGTTACCTTAAATGCGGCGATAGCCAGTGGGGTCTTCCACTACAGCTTCAACTTGGTCGTCGTTCAACATACGGAACTCTTGGTCATGCACACGAAACCGACTACCCCGATACGCGGACAGCAGCACAAAGTCGCCCTTTACACAGTATGGGCCACTTGGAAAACGGGTCTTATCGGAGTAGGCGTCAGGCCCTACGTCGAGTACGTACCCGACGACAGACCCGGTCTCTTCTATGAGTTTGGTGGTGTCAGCTTTAACCAGTCCGGAATCGAATGTTTCTTTCGACTTCGGGATAGCAACGAGTACCTTGAACCCACAAGGCTTAGGGAGTTGTTGCGGTTTCTTGATGTCCGATGGGACAATGTCTTTGACATCCATATTACATCCTTACTAAGTGGTTATTCATGCAACTGCATATACAAGTTCACACCGAGTCCCGAGATTACGCGCAGAACATCTCGCATTCGGTCAGCATTGAAGTCCGTCTGAGCCTCCCGGAGAAGCGGATACGTATTCAGGAGTTGCGTGTACAATTCCGTGAATGCGACGGGATCTCTCGGCAAGCCGTGGCTATCCTGCATCGTTATCTCCCTGCTCTGCTCGGTTCGTCATATCGAGAATCGCCTGCTCTGCGAGCGCTAGCCCGCGAATTACACCCTGATTCTCCCGGTATTCATCAATCCCGAGTTG